TATAATATTTTTTATTTTTATAATATTTTTTATTTTTATAATATTTTTTATTTTTATAATATTTTTTATTTTTATAATATTTTTTATTTTTATAATATTTTTTATTTTTATAATATTTTTTATTTTTATAATATTTTTTATTTTTTATTTTTCATGGTGTATTTTTTATTTTTTACATTATTTGTTTTTTTTGTATCATTACATCCAATACCAAAAACATTGCAATATTCTTTTTTCAAATTATTAAAAGAATTTTTACATTTATAATTTTGTTTATCTACGATGCTTGGATTTTCTCCAGGATATAAAGTTAAATTTAATATAATTCCATAAACTTTTTTATTTTTTTCTGTTTCTTTTGTTAATTCATTTTTTAAAATTTTTAATTTACTTTCATATTGTTGTTTATTAATATTTGCATAATTTAATTCGGATTGTTCAATTACTGGTTGTTTTTCATATGTTTTAATTAATTCAGTATACCTTTTAATAATTTCATTGTAATACTTAATTAATCTATTTTTAACATTTAGTTTTTCATCTTGTTTTCTTTTAAGACTCTCCTCTAATTTTTTACGTTTTTGTATATCAGTTTCAATCTTTATTTGTTTTAATATTTTATTAATATCATTATTTAAACTACTATCCCATTTTTTTGCTGGAACTATCAAATTTTCTTGGGTTTTTATATGTTCTTTAATATCATTAATATCGCCATTTAATCCACCGATTTGAGTTGATTCTATTGTTGGTGCTGGTAATTCTACTGTTGGTGCTGGTAATTCTACTGTTGGTGCTGGTAATTCTACTGTTGGTGCTGGTAATTCTACTACTGTTGGTGCTGGTAATTCTACTACTGTTGGTTGTTCAGTTGGTTGTTCAGTTGATGTTGATGATTTCATTATTTCTGATGGTAGTTCGGTTAATTCTGTTGATTCCATTATTTCTGATGGTAGTTCGGTTAATTCTGTTGATTCCATTATTTCTGATGGTAGTTCTGCTGATTCCATTGGTGGTGCTGATGGTTCTACTACTAATGGTTCTCGTTTATTATAACAATATTGATATATTTGCAATTTATCAGGCAATTCATTACAAGTCATTGCAATCTTATCAGTAAATGAAATTAATCCATTTTCACATAATATAATGGTATATTTTTGATTATCGTAATTACTCATAGAATTAATTAATTGCTCTTTATCATCATATTTAAATTTATAAATCATGCAATTAAATATTTTTGAAACTACTTTCATCATAAAATGAATGTCGTTAAATTCGGAATTTTGTTTATATTCTTTTTTATATTCATTAATTTCATTCTTAAATTGAATGCTATTTATTATAGAATCTTTTAACTTTTCTGAATTATCATATTGCCTTTCATTTTCTAGAGAAGTATTTTCTACAGATTCATTCAAGATTTTAATTATATTTTTATTATACAAAAAATCATCAGGGTTAAATTTATTTTTTAAAGCATGTATTAAAGAATTAAAAAATATATTTTCATCATTTTTTATATTAACTATTTTATATTTTTGCATGACATTTTGAGAAACAATGTCTGAATGAATTTCTTGTGATAATTCAGGATTTAATAAATTATTTAACTGTTGCATGTTTTTTAACATATCCATCAACATATTTTGAGAAAAAATTTGAATATTTTCATTATTTTGATAAAAAATTTGCAATTCGAATAATAAATCTAATATTTTTATATATAATTCATCTTTCATGTCAATAATTAAATCATAATGTGATTGATTAATTTGAGTTTGTTTATTGAAAAAAAAAGATTTATTTATAATTTCTTTTGTAAAAGTCACCTCATTGTTAAAATAGTTCATTGAATTTATGATCCACCAATAAAATCCATGTAAATAATAATTATATATTAACTTGCGACATTTATGAAAATATTTTAAATAATATATTTTTATACATTGGTTTTTAATTATGGTTATATCAACTTCACCTTCAATGTACTTTTTAATTTCGCTCAATATTGCATCAAATTCATGTTTTGTTTCTGTGTATAATTTATGATAATTATAACATGTTTTCAAAAATATTAATTCATATTTTAAAAATATTTTATATTCTTCTTTGAAATTATTTTCTTTTACATTGATATTGTTATATATTTTTTTCAAATTATTATTATATGTCACATCATTATTTACATTATTGTCAATTATCATTTTCATATTGTCCTCACTTATATTAAATTTATTGTAGTATAAATTATAATCTGAATTATCTGGATTATCTTGATTATTAGATTCAAACAATTGTGTATTAGTTGTACTAAGAATTGCAATTTGAGTATCGAGAGGAAAATTACAAAAAACAGTTTGTTCAGAAAAAAAATAACCAAATATCTTGATAAATTGTTCAATATTAAAATTATTTAAATTAATTGAAGTTTTATCAAAACTATTTGACAATTTTAACTCTGATTGATATATTTTATTTTTTAACTCATCAAGTGGAACACGTGGTGGAATTTTATATGTCTCAATGTTTTTAAAAACATCAAGAACATTTTCATGAACATTTTCATGAATATTTTTTTTGAAATTTATTTTTTTAATTTGTACATTTATAGTTGTTTCTTCTGAAGAAGTTGGTTCTTTAATTTCATATGGGTTGTGATTATTATAATTTTTGTTTTCTATTGAATTATATGGTTTATATGATAATGTTTTTTTTTCCAATATTTTTTCTGAAACTAAATCTTTTGTAATTCCATATGATTTTACTTTTTTTTTTGAAATATTTTTTATTTTTTCTACATCATCTATTTCTCCAAATGTTTTTTTAACCCATGTTCCCGGTTCCCATTTAGCATCTATTATTGTATAAATTTTTCCATCATTTAATTTTATTTTTTTATTAATTTGAAAACTTTTCTTAATTGTCAGCAAAATATTATTGTCAACTATTCCAAGTTTATCACCATTCGATATTTCAGCATTATATATATTTATTGGAACATTCGGTATGTTAAATCTATCAACTAATGTTTTAAATGCATTTTTATCCTTGAAAAAACTTGATTTTACATCACTCATTTTATTTTCTTCATATGCTCTTGATGTGTCAAAATTAAAAATAATTGGAGTTTTATAATATTTTATTAAATTTTTATCTGATAAATTTTGATTGACATATATAATTAATTTGTTTGGAATTTCATTTGAATCGATATTAGAAATGTTACTAATTTCATTCATTTCTTTAATAACATTATAAATGTAAATATCAACAGGAGTGTCAGATTCATCATATTTTTCAATATGAGAATTTATTGTTCCAATGTATGTTTCATTTTTTACATTCATTTGTTTTACAATTGGCATTTTAAATGAAATGCCATCTAATATGGATAGAGGAATATCAATACTATTTGAATTATTTTTATAATTCATTATTGATTTATATATTTTATATGAAACACATGATTTAACTATTTTATTATTTGTAGCATCTTCTAAAACTGCATCTGTCAAATTATAATCAAACAGTAAATCAAAATAATATTTTCTAAAAAAAATAAAAAAAGAATCATTACACAACATCATTGACATGATTAATATGTAAAATTCAATTGTAAATGGAACTGGAACAGGAGAATGTCGTAACATTTTTTTAAATAATTTATTATCTTTAATTGTATTTTTTATTGTACCATTTTCATTAGCAATTTTTAATTGTTCATAAAATACGCCCATTTCATCGTAATTAGATTGTGTAAAATTATCTTTGAATAATCCCAGTTTTTTGGGAAAATCCGATACAAATCTTGTATTTTTATATGTTATTGATGATTGAGAAAAATTGTATATTTTAATTTTAAAATTACTTTGAATTATTGGGAGTATTTGTTTAATAAACTCTTCTTTTTCTTCTTCGTCTTCATCTTCTTTTTCTTCTTCGTCTTTATTTTTTCCTTGTTTTTGAGTTATATATTTATCATCAATGTCAATAATTACATTATAAGCAGTTAATTTTCCATGATTAAAATCATGTAGTTCAATTTCTGTAAATATTTTTAATAATTGGTCTAAAATAAAAAAACATTTGACATCATTATCTTTTATTTCTTTATCATTAAAAACAATTTTTACATTATCTAAATTTAAATTAGCGAGTGTGTTATTTATTAAAACTGGTTCATGAATTAAATATCCATCCATTTTATTTTCAAAATCAAGTATTAAAAAAGACTCTAATTTTAATGAATTTTCTAATAATTTGCTATTAATAATGTTTTCAATTATTATTTTATTTACAAAATTAGATGAAAGTATATAGTTGTCATAATTTTTAGTTTTATTAAGAGGATAATTTTTAATGATTGAATTAAAAACTACATCAGTTCGGCATTTATTTAAACTAATATCTATATTAATATTTTTGTTTTTGGTTAATAATTCTATGACAGTACCATCAAATTTAACTAATCTAGTTTCATTATTATTCCATGAATCAAAATTATAATTAAATGATTTGTATTTATCAGTAGTTTTACTTTTTGTTTTTGAAAAAAAAATAGCATTTAAGCGTTGTTGTTTGTCTTCAATATCATCAATGTTAATGAAAATATCATTTGATGAATTATCTTCATCTTCATCATTACTCATTTATATAATGAGAATATAATAAAAATTACATATATACTTTATAAATCAAATACTTTACTTTATAAATTATAAATTCATTTTGGATGTTTTCAAATAACTTCCATACAATGTAAAATTTTTAATCTTATCCATTCTTTCTTTATTTTTTCGCGCTTTTTCTAAAATTGCAATTGCATCATTGAGTTCAGTATCTGTAACAACACCATCATTATTTGTATCTACTAGTTTATGTAATACTCTATATTTGTGAGGAATAACACACATATTACTTTCTTCATTAAATATATGGTCTGATAATACAGTAAATACTGCTGTTAAAACTAATGCAGTATAAATATCACGAGTACCCATCCATGCCATAGAAAAAACCATTAATTGTTTTGTCACTGTCATTTTTAAATATTCTTCGGTTGATTTACTAAATTGAATTGTAACAAATTTCGAACAAACATTGAGTACAATCATCACAATTCCAGCAAAAAATTTACTATTATTAAGATACATTACATGAGTATTTAAATATGTGAATATATCAAAAAATGCATTAGTCATTATATAATTAATCTATAAAATATATAATGACTATAAAATCTATCTAAATACTTGGTTTATTTTATTGGTGTAATAATCGATGGTTGGATTAGAAAAAGAAGCTTTAATTTTTCTGACAATTGGACGTACATGTGGATGAATAGTTCGCTTAATATGTCCAAGCATTCCTCCTGTAGTAGTTGTCATTCCTCCTGTAGTAGTTGTCATTCCTCCTGTAGTAGTTGTCATTCCTTCTTTTTTACTATCACAGAAATCGCATTTATTATTTATTTTTTTAAAATAATTTAACAATAAATAAATTCCAAGTAAAAATATAAATCCACATATTATTTTAGTTACAGTTATATTTGTAGTTGACATTTTTAATTTCATTATATACTAAATATATAAAATAATTATTTAATGTTAAATGGTTCTACATCATCTGAAGATTTAAACATATTTTTGCTTAATGGAAAACTATTGGAATCTTTAGACGCAATTGAATCGCGAATATCTTGAATGTCTATTCCATCAGAATTTATACCACTTGTTGTAATTATAATTTTATTTTTTTTTATGCTTTTATTTTCATCGGTGGTATTCTTATTTTTATCAGTATTTTTTTCTGTTATTTCACCTATTGTATTATTTGTAATAATTTGTTCATCATTTGTCATGCCTTCGATGACATATCTATATTTATTTAAAATTAAAAAAAACATAAAAATTGTAAGTAAACCTAAAACAATGTTGGAAGATGCAAAAAATATAATAACAATTAATATGATAAGTTTTCCAATATAAAATTTATTCAAATTATAAATTAATTCAGGATTCATCGATGAAATAATAATTAGCAAAATAAAAGCAACAGTTTCCTTATTCATTTTTATAAATGGCATTCTTATAATTTAATGGAATATATTTTTATTTATAAGTTCTTAAATAATTATCTTATTTTTTATTAAGAAGAATGAGTTTAGCAATGACCGCAGAAAGATTAGAACCATCAGATGCAAATGACAACCACAACATAGGTCAAAAAAGAAAAATAATGCAACAACAACAACAACAACAACAACAACAAGTAACCTCTCAAAATAACAACAATAAAACACGAAAACAAATTCGTACATCCGAAACATTTATAGATAATGACAAAGTAAATTCTGTACTTGCATCAATACATAAAGGATTTTCAGATGAAGATGATGATACTTTCGCTAATATTCAACCATTGTCGGCTAGTTCGGAAAAGCCATCAGCAAAAAATAAAGTTTCTAAAATAGAAAAAATGACAAATTACAATGAAAGTGATGGGCTAGTACCTACACCATTAGAAAAAAGCGAGATGGATTTACAAAAATTGGAGAACAATTATATGAATGATGAGGAAGTTGAAAAATATTATAAAAAATTAATATCTGGATATAATCCTAATCATAATCATAATCACAATCATAATGAAATGAATAATGTAAACAAATATGATTACGAACAAAATATTCAACCCAATTCAAACAAACACAACACAAATAATCCGGTTGTTGATAAATTAAATTACATTATTAATTTATTGGAAGAACATCAAGATCAACGAACTAATAATGTCACTGAAGAAATTATATTATATTCTTTTTTAGGAGTTTTTATTATATTTGTGGTTGATGGATTTACACGTGTTGGAAAATATGTTAGATAATAAATTACAAATTAATTAGTTTAATCGGCATTTAATTTATAATTTATAAATTATTATGAAAATTAAGTATGGAACACAAGAAATAAATTATGATATTACTTCTATATGTTTTGAAAAATTATGTGTAAATAATATTATTACAATTCCATCAAAAAATTCAAACTGCGATTTTATATTTGGAGATCCATTATTTGGTACTAAAAAAAAAATATTTAAAACTGATAATGATGATAACATTTTGGAAGAATTTGATGATTTATATCCAACAATTATTCATGTTGAATATGATTCTACTTTAACATGTCATTCTAATTTAAAACATGATGGATTAAAAAAAATGACAAATTCAATAAAAATTGAAGACTTAAATTATGAACTTGAACAAATTTATAATTCAATAAAAATAAATAATGGAATAATGAAAAGTGAACAAAAATTACATGAAATGTGTATTAAATATTTAATTGGTGATGAAAAAATCTTAGAAATTGGGGGAAATATTGGAAAAACTACATTGATAGTTGCTCACATTTTAAATAATTCTAATCTAAATAATGATTTAAATTTTGTAACGATGGAATGCAACTTAAATACAGCAAATAAATTAAAAGAAAATAAGGAATTAAATAATTTTAATTTTCATATTGAAAAATCAGCATTATCTAATAAAATATTAATTCAAAAAGGACCTCAAGAAACAATTGCTTCTAATACACTTAGAAAAGGATTTGAATATGTAAATACGATTACATATGAACAATTAATTCAGAAATATAATATTAATTTTGATACATTAATAATAGATTGTAATGGAGGATTTTATCACATTTTGATTGATATTCCTGAAATTTTAAATAATATTAAATTAATTATAATGAAAAATGAATATGACACTTTAAATAAAAAAAAATATATTGATGATGTATTAACTCAAAATAATTTTACCAAAGAATACATGCGAGGAGGAGGATGGGGTGCATGCTGTAATAATTTTTATGAAGTTTGGAAAAATAAAGTTAAATATTTAAAAATAGATTAAGTTTATAAAAATAATGCATCATATTATTTAATTTCATGTTGTATAATATAATGTCTTTTTCAATGTTTTCATCAATAAGTTCTAATGTTGGTGGAGTAAGAAATAACCTAAATAAAGTCAGTTATGTACCAACCGCACCAACTGACATAAAAGTTTCAAATACGAAGACTAGTGTTGCGTTAGTTTGGAATTCTCCTTCTTACACGGGTAATTCAGCAATCATATCTTATGATGTTCAATATTCATCTGATAATGGTTCAACATGGTTTAGTTCTTCTACTAATACAACATCTACAATTATAAATAATTTAATATCTAATACAACTTACCTTTTTCAAATAAGGGCAAATAATGGAGATGGGTCGGGAAACTGGTCATCAAGTATGTCTTGTAGAGTTGGAATTATAAATGGGGCATCATTCTCAGAAACTTTAATGTATTGCAATTGTTCATATGCAAATGAATTTGGTCACATTTATATGACAAACTATGGGAACAAGGTATATAAGAGCATTAATTATGGTATTTCGTTTGATGTGATTATCTTGAATATTCTAGTCGATGGATATTTTTTATATTTTACAAATAATAGTGCTATTACTTCCATAGGAAATAAAGTAGTTGTTGCTAGTAATGGATACGGCACAGTTAAATCTAGTGATGGAGGAAGTACATGGACTTTTAATGGTAATTATGGCATTTCAGTAGGACCAGGTGCATTATTATTTAATTCAACCGACATATTTTTAACAACTAATGGACAGTCATATTACAAAGGTTTATTTAATTCATCTCCAATGACACAAATCGCTGACCCAACAATTCCAACTAACACTTTTGTTGCATGTGGTACTTCAGATTTATCTACAGTGTATGTTGGTGGCAACGGAGTCATATACAAATATTCAGGAATACCTTCCACAACTAACCTCACTAGCACAATTAGTTCAGCTGGACTTGGTGGAACAGTTTCTTCAATTAGAGGAATTGCATGTTCTACTGATGGAATAATTATTTATGTTTGCAGCAATATGAATGGTAATATATATAAGTCAACAAATTCTGGAGTTAGTTACAATATATTATCAAATTCATATGCTCCTAACAGTAATTGGGGTGAATGGTGGAGTTCACTTGATTGTTCATCTGATGGTAGTATTGTAGTAGCAAGTGTTTACAATAAATACATATATTATTCTATAAATGGTGGTGCTAATTGGAGCAATTATTCAAAAGTATCTCAATGGTCTGATGTATCTATTTTTAAAGATGGTTCTAAGATTATTGCTCATGTTGGTTCTTTAGCTTACATAGGAACATGAGTAATTAATTATATCGATAATATTTAAAATCTGCATTTATAAAAAGCGAAGACTTATTTTTCGATCTTAATTTAAATATTATGAATTCAAATGTGAATTTATATATCTGGTGATTCTATTGTAATAGTATGTGAACTGAAATTTGAAAATATAATAAAGTAAAATGTAATAAAATAAAATTTAATTAATTATTAAACAATTTGATGATTTAAATGGCGAATGAGCAAAATTATAAAAAAAATAAGCAGTTGGAGATTTAAATAAATAATTTTTATAATTATTTAATATTTTATTATCGCTTATATTTTCAATTGATAAAAAATGCATATTTTCATTTTTATTATCATCATTATTTAATAATGAAAAAATAGATAAATTAAATACATCTATAAATTCATCATTATTTAAATATGTTCCATTTATTGAACCTATGCATGATAAAACTTGTTTATTTTTATCTAAATATGTACACGTTTTTTTAAAAATATACGCTGCTATAATTTCTGTATCAACAACACACATTTTAATAAATATATTTTTACTTTCAATTAAATTATATAAATTGCTTATTGTTGGAAAAATATAAATATCCCATTTGTAAGAATATTCTTTCATAAAATGATAAAAATAATAAATATTTTGTTTATCACATGTTAATAATTGAAAATTTACATCTATTTTTGAAGAATTTGTAAAATCAAATATGTCATAGCAATATGTATCATAATAAGTCAATGGTATTATTCCTGTTAATTCTTCTTCGCGTTTAAATAAACTAACTGATATTTTTTTATTCGAATGACTTTGATTGTATTCATGAGTTTGAATAATTTGTGGTGCAATATTTTTATTTCTATATTTTTTATCTACACATAAATAATCTACGTAGTATAAATCGAAATTTATATTTTTATTTTGAATAATGCATTTTAATGGTCTGCTTGACATAATTCCAATTATTTTATTATTTTCAATAATATTATTTTTATTGGAATCATTTATTATTTCATTTATTTGATAAACTGACCAATAGCATGGGTAATTATGTCCAATAAAATAATTTATTACATTTTCTAATTTAGGATGAAACACATTGTTTTTATTTCTCAAATAATTTAATTGAATAAATGCCACAATATTTTTTAATTGATTATCAGTTAATGAAGTAGAAATGCATGTTTTTACATTTTGAAAATTAGTGAATTTATTTTTTAAAGGCAATTCAGTAGAAATTATGCCGACATTTCTAATCCAATAATGGAAATCATAAAAATGAAATACTGGTTGAATGCACCAAAAATTATATTTTAATTTAATGTAAATATAAAAAAATATAATCAATAAAATAAAAAAATATAAAATAATTTGAATAATTTGAACATTTTGAATAATTTGAATCATGTTATTTTACATTTTATATTTTTTATATTTTGTTACAATTAACGATAGATAATTAACCATGTATTATAAATTATTAATATATTATATAGAATGCCTTTTATAAAAAATTATAAACAAGCAATGGATGTATTAAAATCCATCGAAACCGGAAAATGTTTAGGAAGATGTCGGCAAAGTTGGTTAAGAAATTTTAAATTTGCCTTAAAAACCCCTACAAATCCATTGAAATTGACATCGAGTGAAAGAAAAAACATGACTAAAAAAATGAATGGAATGAAGGGCAAGCGATTTACTCTTAAACAACCAATAAAAAGTAAATACAAAACAAGAAATTCACCACCTTATCCTGCAAATGAAAATTGTAATAAAATAATGGTCGGAAATGATGGTGATAAATATGAATCAATGCCAAATAAAAATGGAATATGTACTTGGAGAAAAATATAACATATAATATATTATACAAAATATAATATAAAAAGATTGTTTCATAATTATGTTGGTTTTGTAAAAATATATAAATATTGATATTCATATTGACAATTAATTAAATCAACAATTGCATAAGATATAAATCCAACATTCTGAATTTCATTAATTATGTCTTCTTTTTCAGGCATGTATAAAATGTGTTCATTTTTACGAGATTTACTACTATCATCCATTTTAAATTTTTCATTAAACTTTGCAATATTATTATTTTCATCCAAGTCAAACTTTGCATTATATGAAAATCCATCAAATTTAACTTTCGTAGTTGTTATTCGTTCTTTTGCATATCTTTGGGGTGAAACCATAAGCAATGGATTTCCAGGAGGCAATATAGGATCAAACATTTTTCTATCAACCAAATGAACTATAAAATATCCACCCGGCATTAACCATTTATATATATTTTCAAATAATTGTCTCTTATTTTCAAAATAATAAACTGTGAAATATAAACATGTAATATGAGTAAAAGAATTAGAACCAAATTCATCAACATTTATCGCATCGGCAACCTGAAAATCATATTTCGGATATTTTTCTTTTGCTTTTTCAATCATAGATGGAGATATATCAATTCCTAATGCATCATATCCTTTGCTGACAAAATTGACAACCTGATTTCCGGTTCCACAACCAATATCTAATATTTTACTAGAACTAGTAGGAGTAGTTTTATTTATTATTTCACCAACTTCATAATCATCTTTATAATTATTGTAAACCAAATAATCATAAATTTCTGCGTAAAAATTATCATAAACATCATTTCCTGTTTTAAATAAAAATTGGTCGTTTTGTTCAAATCCTTCTGCGACTTTATGACTAGATTTTATATTTTTTAAACCTAGTACAATAATAAATAAAAATGCTAAAAATAATAAAATTTTTGTCCAATTAGTCGATTTTTTATATGTTTTAATAATTTGTTTAAACATGTTATTATATAATATAATATACTACAATTAAAAATATAAATTTTAAAACAAATTACATTAATAATAATAATTAAATGGGACTTGATAATATGATACGTTATGGAGTTCACAATAAACACCATTATCCAAGGAAACAATTAGAATTATATATTCTAATGTTGATGGATTAGAAAATATTGGAATTTTATTAACACTCGAAGATTCTTTAAAGTGCAAATATAGCATTATTAGTGGAAAAATATATTATCCTGTTATTAAAAAAATAACAAGATTCAATGTATATTGTAATCGTAATCCATCAGAATTACGACAAATGTATGAAAAAATAAATAAATATATTCAAGGCAATGAAGAATAATTGGTTCGAATAGAATTATTATTTAATGAAAATTATAAAAATATTGATGCTATTGATGCTATTGATGCTATTGATGCTATTGATGCTATTGATGCTATTGAAATTTATGTTAATGCTTTTAGTTCAACTCAGATTAGTTTATTATATCCAAATAATATTAAAACATTGTGTCAATTGTTTAAAATAATGGCTGATAATAATTCATGGTTAATTTCATTATATTAATTTTATTTTATTATTGGGTTCATATCAAAACATTGTTTAAAAGAAATAACAAGTTGTCATTACAATAATTGCATGTTAATATTAAATTAATAATTTAATTACAAATATAGTGCAGCATCATAATCCAACAGCGACAAAGTTAATATTCCTCCCTTTGCCAATTCTGTAAATATCGCACATGTTTGTTTATATGCATACACTAATGAACCATCTATCGTAGATTGTACCTTTTGTACAATTTGTTTTCTATGATTGACACTATCTGTGTATTCAAATCCTGTAGTTGACATGTCATTTGATACATTTGCAATTAAATACCAATCAGATACATCACTATTTCTTCCAATTAAAACGACATTTTTAGGTATATCATTGTTTGTTCCTGACCCTCCTCTCAAACAAATATTTCTTATTAAAAATCTATTCGGAGTGGTATAAATTGCCCAATTTCCTTTGGCTGTTTGTAAAACATTATTAAAATCAATGTAACTAAAAATATATTTTGGAGGACATTTTCCTGCAGAATCATCATATGATTGACCTACTGTAATTGCGTGATATAAAGCTATTGTTGATATGGTATTATTCAACAAATAAGGAAATGTAGTTCTAGTATTTGTGTATGTATTTTCAATATTATAATTTAAAGATGAATCTTTCAATGTCTCTGAAATATTTGTTTCAAAAGTACAAACAGTATTCTTTAAAATGTTTGTCAGATCTCCTTTATATCCTGATGACATCATTGTATATACCCCATTTCCTAAATAATTATTTAATCCTGATGTTGTTACAGTAGGTGAAACTATCGATCTATTTGCATATCTGTTCAAAAATGATATGCCCATTAAGGCAAAAAAACAAGAAGAAATATATCCAGACCTAGATGAACTATTTACATCTGGTCCGCAATATATTGCTCCTAATGGAACAATCAGTCCCCCCCCCTAGTATTATCGATGGATAATGTTTGTTTTTTACTTGATACAACAATATTATTTGAAGCCATAGTTGAAAAAGTTGTAAAAGACATTATATTGTATTAAAATAATATATTTAAAAAATAATAAAAGCATTAATTAATTATTATTTGTCATGTATTGATTCATTTTATATTTTGTTTTTTACTTATAATATAAAATGAATTCTAATGAAATTAATGATATTCGTCTTCAAGCAGACTTTAAAGGAATTACTTTTTCTGAATATAAAAAAGCAGATGTAAAAAAAGAACTAATGCAAAATTTAAAAAAATCTAAAATTGAAAATGCGTGTTATTGGTCTGCCGAATTTATATGTGCTGGACATTATTCTGATTTATGGGATATTATCATTGATTTTTTTAGCAAACATATACATATTGGAAACCCAAAAATTATAACATATTTAGAACTTCGCATTCAATTATTCAAAAATATATTACACAATGGATATGCTGAAATGGAACTTCAAATGCGAAATAATATAAAAATTCGAAAACTTTTTGCTGAAGTTATTTGTGTATTATGTGAAGCAAAAAAACGTCACGAATACAATGAAATTAAAATTAAATCAGAAGATTTTGATTTAACTTATATGACTGAAAGATTTCAAGCACCAGATGTTTCTTATGCTGATAATATATTTTTAAAAGATGACCCAAAAGAATTATTTATTCCTGCAAATGAATTCGCATATAATATATCTGAAGAAGGACGAAATAGTGTTAATGCATGCTATTGGATGGAATGGTTCATTCAATTCGAACAAATATGTAAATTTAAAAGAGAAAAATGTAAATGTGAACGTAGGACATTTGCTAATGTTGACAGCAAATTTCAAATGGAAATTGTGTGGATTTTATGGGATATATTTTTACATGAAGCAACTAAACGAAATGAACTTATTAAAAAAATAGTTCGTAGCGCATTAAATATATTTTGTCTTAAATTTTCTACGAATTGTCATAAAAAACGAAGATATATAATGTATTTTGTAATTGAAATATTTACTGAAATGTTTCCTTTGAATGATAAAATTATTAAAGATAAAGAAAAAATACAAATTGTGATGGATAATATTAATGTTGTTTATAAACAAATCAAAAAAAATGAACATTCACCAAATACCGAATATTTATATAATAATTTAAATGCATCTAATTTACAACAATCTATTGCTAAATTAGAAACAATGAATGCATTTTCAGAAGAATTTATCCCACGTTTAGAAATAAATGAAAATGAAAATAGACCAGACATTATATAAAATAAATTATCTTTAAATTATTTTATATAATGTTTTTTATATAATGTTTTTTATATAATGTTTTTTATATAATGTTTTTTATATAATGTCTTTCACATCGTTTTCAACTATATCTTCAAATAATATTGGTGTATCAAGTAAAAAAATGATTTCATTACCAAGTGGACCAATCCTATTTAAAAGTGATTGTTCCACAAATACTTTATTTCTTATTGATGCCGTATCCTATTTAACAAATGCATCGACACGGAACACAATCGGTGAATCTATAAATACAAAAACAATATCAACCACATATCCAATTGCAAATTTTCGAGGAGATTATGTATTAACAGGAGCTTTTGGAAATCCATATGCAACTCCACCTACCGCAACAAGTATTGGGGATGTAGCCACAGCATTTAAAGAACAAGACACAAGCATCAAGTTTGGATTTAATGGTTGTTCTACCACATTGGATAATTATGCATATTTTACAATTAAATTTCCAAGTGATGTACTGTTAAAAGTAAAGAAATTTAACATGATTCTTTATGCATCAAATGAAGGTGGTCACGCACATGCAACTTGTGCTATAGATGGTTACAATGGAACTTCTTGGGAACAAAAAATTTGCAATTTATTAACAGTTAAGTCATACCCTCACAATACCGTGATTCATCACAACTTGGTGTTTAATACAGCTTCAGACACGATAACTGGGCAAAATGTTCCATCAACGACGATGTTTAATGCTTATCGAATTAGATTTCTCCCTTATGCTGCTGATTCTAAGATTAGTTTGATAAATCCACATTTCACCTCTATGGGATTGAGTGGTGATTGGTACAAATAATAACGCATCTACTTATTTATATTTAGGCACATAATATAATATAACTTTTTAGATGATTTCATTTACGTGTTCTTCAGACACTGTACTAGAAAAAAAATAAATAAAGATGGGGGGAGTAAATTATCACAATTAATAGAAAGTAGAAGTTATTTAGTTAGACCCGATAGTTTAAATAAAATGATGGTTATAAATAGTGGTAAATTTTATAACGACAATTCATTAATAAATTATGTTGCAGAAATTGCAACTACTACAAATAAAGGTAAAAACTCAGAATATGATGGTAAATATGAGTACAATCTTGACTCAAATAAATTTTGTTTAATTTAAATTATTTTCATGGTGGTTGCTCGCTAGCACTATCATCTACTGATATGACAATAAAATTACCATTTTTTATGTATGTTACTAAAATAAAATGATATATAAATCCTCAAAACTCACTAAAAATTCGATTGAAACGATGTGGATAGATATTACCAATATAATTACAATTGCTAATGATGGAGAACCAACTACATTATTCTCATGTTCAGTAAATACAGCTTTTAATTATTTTAAATTTTAATTTAAGCGATGATGGCTTAAAATATTTAGAAAAATATATTATATTGCAATATAACACAAATGTGTGTTTTCACTGATTTCATCAGTTGGTGCATCATCAATTGGATTAACAAGTAGAAAAAAGGGGGGGGAAGTGTGGTGCCAAAAACTTTGATAGCAAAAAATATTCATCTTATTGGAGATATGTCTCAAGGTCGTGTAGGAATAATGAGTTATAATAGGTCATATTTTACTGATACTATCATAACTAATAATAGATATACAATTTCAGGAATTCCAGATAATTCAAATCTTTATAATAAAAAAGAATATAATGGTGAATATTTGTATAGTGGTTCAAATTTAAAGATTAACGGTACCGATATATTAGAGACATCACAGTATTATAGATTATTTGATGTTAATGCTAATATTATAGGTTATACATTAAATTCAACAGCCTCAAATTTAATAATAAAATTACCATTTTTTATGTATGTGACAAGAATAAGATGGTGGTTTCCATCATTCTCCTCAACAGCAATAATCCATTTAAGCGGTTCAAGTGATGATGGTACAACTTGGGTAAATATTACTGATAATGTTAAACTTGCATCGAATGATTCGCAGAAATCCACCTTATTAAGTGAAGATGAAAATGATACAACAATAATATTTGCAAATACTTATAATTATTTTAAATTTACTTTTACTTCAGAGATACAGTCAGTCATTTCATATTTAGATTTTGCTGGTGATGTTTATATTTAAAAAGTGCCAACATGATAACCAACCTATTTATATTTTTAAATTATAACATGTTTTTTAATGATTTATTTGGGTATGTGCATTAAACATAAATTTAACTTACAACAATATTATCAATGTATCGCTACAAAGTGAGTTACATTGAATTATTGTTCATCTGATGCGACAGTAAAAAATTCAATATGTTAATAGTTTTAAAGATTTATATATTTACGGTAATTATCATTTTAATTAACTGCAATGTTAAAATAATAAAAAGTATATATAATGGCTTGTGATGGAAAAACATATATTCCAAATCCCCCGCGTTTATGGAATCGGGTTCAATTACCGTGTTCAACTTATAATTTATCACCAATGCAATATAATGAATACTTAATGAAGCAAAAAGGAAATATATTGCAATATAAAAATAATTCATCTTGTTTCACAAAAAAACAAATTTATTCTCTCATGGCTCAAAAAAAATGGACAAATCGAAATACCACATGGGCTACACAAAATGACCAAGGTTATACAAATCCCAACAGTAAAAGTTTGAAAAGAAATAATACTACCAACATTATCATATCAGGACCAGTAATTATTGAAACATCTTTGCCGATAACGTGTCCATATGTTCCTAGCACCCAAATAAATGTCTTGCCAAATAATGAACAAAGTCAAGGTGGAGAAGGCGATGGACCTAATCCAGAATTGCCTCCTGTAGAACCTGAAAGTGGAGGTGGCGGAACAGCGTTGCCTTTTACACCAAATGAAGATGTTCCAACAGAACCAATCGTTGTCCCCGATTATGGCACATTGAGTTGTAATATTACAGAAAATCCTTGTACCTTGTACAGTGAAACAAAACAAGCAAATCAATTTTATCATCCTACAAGTGATTCAAATGTTCCAGGAAAAATTGAGTTGTTGTATTGGGATGAAAACACTCAAACGTGGTATCCAAGACAACAACGAGTTATGAATACTAGCGATAATAAATGGCCATACACAAGTGGACCACCTACAGACCCAACATACATCGCAGCGACATCATATCCTTAATTATAATTTTAAAAATATAAATCTAAGCTCGCAATCTAGGGTTTATGCAAACATCTTTGGTTGGATAGATTTCACCACTCATACACATATCATTCACACCAATTTCAGCACATGTTCTAGATAAATTATCAGCTCCAATAAAACACCATCCAGCTTTTCCACTTTCAGCGCCATCGGGTACAACTTCACCACCTGATTGCGAGGCATCATTCAATGCCTTTTGTAAAGTGTCTTTTTGATATTCTTCTACATCTTCTTCAACCGGCGAAGAATTTAATTTGGATGAAGCACTATAATTGATAGGTTCTTCTTTTTTATTTTTATTTTTATTTTTATTTTTTTCAATATCTGATTGAATATCTTTTACGACATCTTCGATTGTTTGTTCTTTTGGGGTATTTTCACTTTCTATTTCTTTTTGTTTTTCTTGTTCTTCGGCATGTTCTTTTTCTTTTTTTGTATATTTTTTTGTTTCAAAATAATTTTTAATATTTGCAATCCATTGATTCACTTCTTTTTCTAAATAAGTGTATCCAATTATTCCCGCCAATAAAACAATTAAAATAATTATAATTTTAAATGCTAAGGATGAAGTTATTGATTCGGCAGAAATTGTCGCTGATGATATTGATGGTGCAGTATAATTACTCGTAATACTTTTTTCTTTAGAAAAAGACAAACTTTCTAAAATATTTTCAATTGGGTTTAATATCGAAGATGATTCTAATTTTACTGATTGAGACATTTAATATATAATTATAAATTATAAATTAAATTTGTGTTTGACATTAATTATCAGTATAAAGATCATTAAATTGATTTATATGTTCAAATGATCCCATGTATTTTATGATTAACTTTGTAAATACCAATCACCAATGAAATCAATTGTTTGTATATGAGAATTTATTGATGGTATAACAATTTTAAGTTTATTGTACTTATCGGTCCATGCAGTAATAGTATATTCTTTTGGATTAGAACTATCAATCAGAATGGAATTTTTCAAAATGTAACTAGATGTATTTTCATCATAAGCAAAAATTCGTATAGTGGAGCCCACCAAATTTTGCATACGAATGGCTATTTTCTTTAAAGATAAATATACATTTGTAGGAAAAGATATGTATAATTCAGTATTTGTAAATGTATTTGGTGTTATAAACGGCCAATTACCATCATTTTCTTGGTTGAATATTGCTTCCATCGTGAATATTGAACTGGTGGCATTTGATGACATGTCGTACAATCCACTATTCCAGGTTGTTCCTGACACAGCATATTGTATTCGATAAGGTTGGGTAATTGGTATAGTTGAAACTGAAGTACCTACCTGAAGAACATTATTAACAAAAGAACCACTAGTTATTTTTAAAGTATAAATTTTGACAGATGTTGGGGGGGGGGGGTTAATAATGAATGAACTAATTGAATTTAATCTTTGAAATGCCATTTAACATATCATGATAAAATATTTATTTTAATGTCATCAAATAAGTAAATTTATTTAACATTCCTAATATTTCATCACGAATATTTAACAAATCTGAATTTTCAGGAGCACCCATATTTTTACTATTTGTCATGTTTATTAAATATTTTTTTGCCTTTTCAATATAATTTTTAAATGCTAATAAATTATTAAAATCATATATTTTTATTGATTTTTTACCAGATAAATTAATTCGTTGACCATCTTTTCCAATTAAAACTTCGATAAATTCATCAATCTTATCATTTAAATTACCATATAAATCATCTGTTGCTTTATGTTCAGAATGTTTCAGTGTTTTCCAATGATATAATTTTACATTATTTAAAATTTCTAAACATAATATTACAATATTTTTATGAGAATAGTTATTTCCATTTGAAAAATTTTTTTTTGTTTTATTTATTTTATTTGATTGTTTTTTAGTTTTACGCATTTTATATATTATTGTTATATAATAATTCATACTTTAACTGTTGAATCATATGTCAATGTTGGGCTAATTCCGTAGAAAAACCATCTCAATGATAAATAATCAGGATTCTTCAAATCCATTGCACTTCCATTACCACTAATCATCACAGTATTTGGTCCCTTCGTGACAAGGTCATTTATTTCATATATTCCTAAAGCTCTGTTATAATAAAATAAATTCGAAAGATATCCGGAAAATCCACCATCGGCACCAACATACACATTTCCATAATTTTGTTTTGGAACTCCATGCAATTTATGACTCTTAACTATAGTTCCATTTATATATATATCAATAACATTATTTTGACATCGTATCATCACATTAACCCATTTTTTAACAGGAATGTCACTTATCAATATTTGTTCGTTAATAACATTATAAGTATTCATTATAACTACTAAATCATTTTTATTCGGAGTTACGTAAAGACCAGGAGAATTATTGGGAAAATTCAATCCATTTGATGATAGGTCAGATGAGTTTTCAGTATAATCATTTCCTTTATAGAACACACATCTATATTGATGTTCATTGTAACCTAAATCATCTAAATATATCCAACAAGACCACGTAAATTCAATTCCTTCACTAGCATTCATTGAACGATATATTGTTTTTGAATCTCCAATTTCAGGATCTTGTTGAATTACTAAAAATTCACTTCCACTAACCATTCCATCAATCAGTTTAGGTGACCCATCATATCCAAAAAACTTGGTGATTATCATAAGTCCAACTTTAAGCAATATCATGAAAACTAACATTGCAATAATTAATACACCTATTTTAGATAATAAAGAACCAGAATTATCAATTTCTCCTTCAGTCATTATATATTGAATATATTAAATTTTATACTTTCATAAAAAGTACAAAATTTTATGAAATGTGAAATGTTATATAAAATATAAAAATATCAAATAATCAAATTATATTATATTTTAAATAGTTATGCTTGTTTCTTCAGTATCTCCTTCAACAATAGATACTTTCAAACTATATTGTCCAAATAAATTTCCCAACCAATTACCCCCATAACCTTCTTTATATATATCCCATGCTTTTTGAGGATTTGTCGATTCTCCCCAATATTTAAATGTCGAAGTCCATCCTGAAAATCCACCATTTGGTGTGATGTAAACTGATGCGGACGATTCAATTTTCGGAACACCAGGCAACACACAAGTTTTGACTAATTTTCCATCTAAATATAAATCCATTGTTCGACCATATGAAGTCATTAAAAAATTACACCATTTTTGTAAAGGAATGTTTGGAATTCCACAAGTAAAAATTGTTGGTATGGATTCGCCTGATATTTGTGCATTGCTATTAGGATATATAGTTAAATTTACGACTAAATTATTTACAGATGGAGTAAATATTACTCGGGGACATAATACCTTATTTCCAACTCTTTCAAATAAAACTTTTTTATCTCCATATTTATAATTCCAATCATCTATGTAAAACCAAATAGAATATGTAAAATTACTGCTTGATTCGCCATCAGGAAGATCCCCCGAAGCAATAGTTTGTGAAGTTTCAGCAGATATTAAATCTGATAATTTATTGGAATCTTTCATAACATAGTGAATTAACAAAAAGAATAATATAATTATTAAAATTATTAAAATTATTTTTTTAGGTTCCATAATATATATAATATAGAAATAGAAAATATTTAATATATTTGTTGTCTTTATATTTTTTATCGTCTTTATATATTTTTGTTGTCTTTATATTTTTTATCGTCTTTATATATTTTTGTTGCCCTTGTCCATTTTTGCAAATAATTCTGAAAAATAAACTTCGACTGTTTCTCCCAAATTTATTACATTAGTATCTGATTTATTTATAATTGGAGGATTTTTATTTTTAAATATATGGTACATGCGATAAATGTCAGGATTTGTCATTGGAAATTTATAATAAATTAAATTACATATATCTCCATTAATTCCATTATTTTTACCTACAGTTAATGCTGCATTACTTATATATGGAACCACATTTATTTTTGAATTAATCATTTGCCCATTTATAAAAATATCTATGGTTCCACCATGATAATTGATAATTATATTATTCCATCTTTGAAGCAAAACTCCAAATTCTTTGTGTATTATTATTTCTTTAGGTTCATCATTCATTTCTTCTATATGATTTTTAAATCCTTCAAATTTATTATTTTCCATTAAAAATTTATTCATTTTGTCTTGTCTTATTTTATATTTATTCCAACGATTTAATTCTTCTATTGTCATTTTTTTATTTTCAAAATTTTCATTACCCTTCTTTTTTTCTTTATTTTCTTTATTTTCATTATTTTCATTATTTTCATCATTTTCATTATTTTCATTATTTTCATCATTTTCATTATTTTCATTATTTTTATTATTTTTATTATTTTTATTATTTTTATTATTTTTATTATTTTTATTATTTTTATTATTTTTATTATTTTTATTATTTTTATTATTTTGATGTTGTTCATCTATAATATTTTTACCACTCACTCCATTATACATAAAATATAAAGCATTTTCAACAGGATTATATTTAACCATCAATCCATCTCCTAAACAGCAAATATCATATAAGTCTGAATTCAATGGTGCAAATGAATCAATATAAATCCAAAATGATAAACCATATTTATAATCAAATTTATTTAGATTATTTTTATTATCATTTGATTGACTGCCATTGAAATCAAATAAATCTTGATAAGAACTTATGAATGAATATTTAGATAATGCAATCGGATTATTTATAATTTGTTTTCCATTATTCAAAATATATTTTTCATATAAATCGGGAATTATTGATGTCGTAATTGAAGTGTAAAAAAATGTAAAAAATATAATCAACACAATAAATAAAAATTCAGAAATTGTCCCCAATTTTTTATTCATGAATGCGTGATCAATTCCCAATAAAAATATGCATGGAATAGCAAATATTGTCTTTTCTAATAATTGAAATACTTTGTCATCTTTTAAATTAGTTGTAGCTAATAATGCTTTAATTATTCCTGCAATTAACATTACAATTCCTACTATGTAAATTAAAATTGCATACCAAGAATTTGAATCTGCATTTCCTGATAAAAATGTCATTAAAAATATAAAAATTGCTGATATACCAATCGATAAAAATCCTGTCGATGGATTTTTCATTAAATATTCTACTGATGCAGTGAATACACATGGAATTACTTTAAACACTGATTGAATAAAATGAACTATTTTATTATCTGGTGTCAAAGAAAATAAATTTTTTATGATGAGTTGATAAATTAAATATAGCATAATTATTCCTGATAAAACATCAAATATAATTACGCGATAATCTGAAAAATCAGTAAAAGTTAATTCTTCATTTCTGTAAATATATATGTAATAAAGTATGTAACCTATAAAAAAACAAATTGGAAATAAATAATAATATAAAAAATATTCAAAGGTTGAATATGTTTCCATAGTTGGCATTTTTTGGTCAAAAAAGAATTTTTTAATGCCATAAATAAAAGAAATAAATGCTAAAAATATTAAAACATTGAATAACATCATTCCGTAATTACGATAATTTCCTTCAAATATTTCTTTCATAAAAAATCCAGCTAGTAACATAGAAATTAAAACTATTATTGCAACAAGTAAAGCTGATTTATAACTTGGTGAACTATCAGATGAATATAATTTAGGAAGTATATTATACAAAACTGATAAAACTAATAAAAATATAAAAACAGAATAAATTATTTGTTTTACTTCACCATGTTGTTTTATTTTATCAATATTTATATTAATGCCAAAATAATACAACCCAAATCCTAATATTACCAACATTGCCAAAATGCCAATACCACCAGCAATAACATTAAAATTTAAAAAAATGATAGATTTTATTATTTCTTGAATAGCATCTTTTAAATTTATAAAAAATGTAGTGAGAAAATTAAATATATAATAAATTAAATATTTTATGTATTCCCAAGAATTTAATAAAAACAACATTATTTTTTTAAAAATAGATGGTTCATTGGATTCATATTTTGGAATAAATTTTTTGACAATAGATAAAATTAAAGTTATCATTGATATTAATGATAAAATTTGTAATGCCATCATTTCACTTTTATTATTCATGTCAACTGATTTAAGAATTATATAAAATATAATAAATAAAGTTGCTGAAACTAAAATAATAATGTTAGATGTTGTATCTTTAAAAAAATCTTTAAAATTGTCAGAATTTGCATGCATCATATATATATACTTTTAAGAAAAGTATAAATAATGTATAATTAAAATTATATTATAACAAAAATGCAACTGTTTAATATTAATTCCCTTACTCAACAATAATAATGAAAAAGGAGGGGTCATATGGGGAACCTTGGTTCCCTTACTTACTTACATATTTTCACTTGCAGTTTTTTGCCCATGACATTCTCTACAAAGTGCTACTAAATTCGACACATCATTACCTCCACCATGTTCTAATCTTATTTTATGATCTATTTCAAATGTATGTGTCAATTTATCTCCACAATTGGAACATTTCCAATCTTGCATATATGCAACATATTTTTTCTTTGTTTCACTGACAGATCTTTTTGTTGCTTTTCTATTAGAATTAATTCCTATTGGATTTTGTGGAATTATTGGATTATATCCACCATCAATATTTGTATTAATTTCTTCCATAAATCCTTTATTTATTCCAGTAAAATCAAATATTGGTGAAATTATACTCATACTTGATTTATCTATTGGCATGTATTTTACCATATTATTTGCGTAAAGTAACATTTGTCTACTTTTCATTGGATTTTTTCGAACCAACATGTAGACACTAAATGCGACTATGGCAATAATAATCATTTGATAATATTTTTTATAAGACAAAATAACTTTGCTATATTTATTTCCATGATATGTATTGTATATAAAAAATCCAGCAATACCGAATATAATTAATTCGAGTTTCATTATATTATTATAAAATAATATAAAAATATCAACTAATTATGGAAGTGTGGAAAAATAATTATATAATTTTTAGAATATTTGTTTCTGTAAAATATATATCACGATTGATGTTACAATAATATTTTTTTATTTTCTCAATAATTTGATGAAAAATATGAATATAAAAATATCTTGTTGTGAGCATTCAAAGGCATTCAATATACAAATGAATTATTGTAATGAAAATTTAGAAAAAACAATAAAAGAATGCACTGGAGATGTAATTGTATCAATTGCTTGCATAATGAATGTATATTTATTTTCTGATATTTTAAATTATAAACTTGATTATGCTGATGATGTTGACTATTATGTCATTCATCCTATATGTATGTGTGGATTATTATTTTCATTAACAGTTTTTTATTTATTATTTTTTAAATATTCATTTAATAATTTCATAAAAAATGTAAAACATTTATAATTTATCTTTTTAAATTCATTTTTTCCTTATTTATTTTTATTGTTTTTGTTTTTGTTTTTTTGTTTTGTTATATTTTCTCTTTTTTTTATTATTATTTATTCGAATACTTTTATTATTATTATTATTTATTCGACCAATGTTGCTTCGCTTACCTCCTATTGATGACTCTGTCATTTTTTGAAAATTTGAATTCAAATCCATCAATTTATTTATCAAAATTGGAATATTTATTGGAGTTGTAGAATTTAAAAATAATGTTTCCATGAATATCTTTTTTATTTTTCCCAAAAATGCAATATCATTTGTAGTCAACTTTTTTTTACTATTAATTTGTTCATAAAAATCCAAGTAAGTAGTTAAAAATCCCCACACATCAATATTTTTTAAATAAACTTGATTAAAGTATGACAATTTATTAAATTTTCCATTTTGTGTATATTTATAAACTATTTCTGCGATATAATCAAGTATATAATTTGTCGGTTTTTTACTAAATTTTTTACTGATAATGTTAGTCAATGAATTAAATTCATCAATTGTTTTGATGAGAATATTTAAATGTGATTTATTTCTCGTTTTAATGTAGTCATTCAAGAACATTGCTGTAAATATTTTAGCAGATTTTGGGGTCCAACTTGGATTTTTAGAAATAAATTTAGATAATTTTGAATCAAATAATTTATTAAATACCACTATTGAAACAGGCAAATTAAAATGAATTGGACGCGTAACATTTTTTGGAATTTCATTCATATTTTCACGAATGAATGATAATCCCCAATCTATAATTTTAACTGATATGCTACCATCATTTTCTTTATTTGCCAACATATTTGAACTTTTTAAATCAGCGTGAAACACATTTAATTCATTCATAGGAATAATTCCATTTTGTAATAAATTTATCAATGAATTATTTAATTTTATCATATCAATTGAATTAAAATTATTTTTTATAAATTTTCTTATATTTACACCACCAAATGGCATATTTATAGTTTTTATTTTTGTTAATTTTGAATTAATATTAGATGATGTTATTCCTTGCTCTATCAAATTGCTACATTCTGAATCATAATTTATCAAGTCATCAGACATTAATTGTGATGGATTGCATATTTCAAAATTGTCCAGCAAAAAATAATTAGAATAATTTGGTATAAATTTTAATTTTTTATTAAACTGTTGTATTAAATTATATTCATCATCTGCATCGGTATGCACCATCAATTTACTAATAAATGATTTATTTTGAGACGAATTTATTGAATTTTTACACTTTAAAGAAGGTAAAAATACACAACCATATCCACCCGAATCAATTGCCTTACCACCATTAAATATATTCATTATATATTATAATTTCATTATATATTGTGATTTTATTATAATTTTATCATGCATCATGAAACGTTTATTTATTATGATAATATATAATTATTCCTAATCCTCCTATGATAAATACACCATATAATATTTGGGTTTTCCATTTTTCAAATTCTTTAAATTGAACATCTTTTTTTTTATAATTTTCATAATATTGAGAATAAAAATCATTTAAGCTTATTTTTGGTTTTTCAATTTTTTCATTTATTTTATTATGAATGAAATGAACCCATTTTACAAATGATTTTTTAGAATCTAAATATGATGAAATAGGATATAATTTTAATAGTTTATCGAAATCGTTTGCAATTTCTTCGACAGGTATAAATAAAGGCAAATTTTGCATAAATTCGTAATATTTTTTTATGGTGACATCATTCGGATTATTTGGATAATTTAATGCTAAAGTATTTATAAAAAACCAAAAATGAGGTCCCCAAATTTCAGGATCTAAAACAGTCATTTAAATTTAAATAACATAAAAACAATATTTTTTAAACATATACTTAATTCATCGATGAATAAAAATATAATTTGCAAAAATTGCAATAAACCATTTCATACTTTAAAACAATGTAAATATCCAATTACAAGTTATGGCATTATATTATTTCGTATATTCAATAAAGAATTGCAATATTTAATGATACGTCGCAAAAATTCATTTGGTTACATTGATTTTATCAAAGGCCAATATCAATATTCAGAATATAGTTTAGATTATTTACAAAAATTATTTAATGAAATGTCTATTGAAGAAAAACAACTCATTAATGAAAATGATGATTTTGATATTCTTTGGAAAAGAATGTGGGATGATAATATTAAATCTAACATATTTAATCATTCAAAACAAAAATTTATAAATTTAAAATCATTAGGAATTATTCGACAATTAATAGATAATTCAAATACTAAATGGATTGAAACTGAATGGGAATTTCCAAAAGGTCGGCGAAATTATATGGAAAAAGATTTAAATTGTGCTTTAAGAGAATTTGAAGAAGAAACTGGAATTAATTCAGTATATATAAATTTAATCGAAAATTTACTTCCATTTGAAGAAACATTTATCGGAACAAATGACAAAATATATAAAAATAAATATTTTTTAGCATCCATCAATGCAAATTTGGATATTTTTGAAGAATTAACTAATTTTCAAATTTCAGAAGTTAGTAAAATAGAATGGAAACCCTTAAATAATTGCAATAATTCAATTAGACCATACAATTTAGAAAAAATTAATTTAATTCATGCGATTAATGAACTAATAGTAAACTATGAAATTATTTCATAATTTTATTTACTTATAATATTATATTTTTTAATGCAATATTATAATAATGAGCAGAATGCAAAAATATGATGATGATGTATCTGAAAATGATAGCGATAGCAATTATAGTGAAGAAGTATCTTCTGATGAAGAAGATGAATATGTAAAAAAACCACTTCAATTGCAAAAAAAAACTGACATTCAAGAATCTAAGAATAAAATTGAAATTCCAATTTCAATGATGTCTTCAGATAAAATAAAATCAATGTCAGAACCATCTTCTTTAAAAAATGCAATTGTTGAACCTAAAAAAAATATTTTTAAATCACCATCCAATTCACCTCCTAAAATATCTCAAATTGTTTCTCCTCCGGGTTCTCCACCACAAAAAATATCTGAACCCATTAATTTTACAATTGAATCTATTGAAGAAGACAATTTTCCAAAATCTTCATCATCTTTAAAATCTTCATCATCTTTAAAATCTTCATCATCAAAAGAAGAAGAAGAAATTATTTTTCCAAAATCTTCATCATCAAAAGAAGAAGAAGAAATTATTTTTCCAAAATCTTCATCATCTTTAAAATCTTCATCATCAAAAGAAGAAGAAGAAATTATTTTTCCAAAATCTTCATCATCAAAAGAAGAAGAAGAAATTATTTTTCCAAAATCTTCATCATCATTAAAATCTTCATCATCAAAAGAAGAAGAAATTATTTTTCCAAAATCTTCCTCATCTTTAAAATCTTCATCATCAAAAGAAGAAGAAGAAGTTTTTTTTCCAAAATCGTCAACGTCAAAAGAAGAAGAAGAAATTATTATTCCATCAAATTCTAAAACATTTCAAATTAAAAAAAATCCAATAGAAAAAATATCAGAAGTAATAAATCGTGATGAGATAGAAAATGAAGTATGTAAACGTTCTGATAGTAGAAAATGTTCAATAAATAAAGCAAAACTACAAATGGAAAAACAAAACAATGAAGAGTTAGGTCAATTGCCTGAAGATATGAATGAATTTTTATACCCATCATTAGATGACCCTAATTTTCTGATAAAAATATCACAAAAAAAAGAATTTAATGACACTAAATATGATGCTGTTATTGCAGATGTAAAAAAATATTCGGAAGAATTAAATAATATTGAATATGGACTATTACCTCAACAAGCATTCGTTCGTAATTTTTTATCATTTCAAACACCTTATAATAGTTTATTATTGTTTCATGGTTTAGGTTCAGGAAAAACATGTTCGGCAATTGGTGTATGTGAAGAAATGCGAGAATATTCAATGCAAATGGGAATTAATAAAAAAAATATTATAGTGGCAAGTCCTAATGTTCAAGATAATTTCAGATTGCAATTATTTGATGAAAGAAAATTAAAACAAGTTGATGGAATATGGAATATAAGTGGATGTATAAGTAATAAATTATTAAAAGAAGTTAATATTTCAAATTCGCAAGAAATGACAAAAGAAATAATTGTAAATTCTGTAAAAAAATTAATTGACAATCATTATGAATTTTATGGATACATACAATTTGCAAATGAAATTGATAAATATATAGAAAATAAAGAAAATGTATTAAAAGATGTTGAAGTTATAAAAAAATTGCAACATTTATTTTCGGATAGATTAATTGTAATTGATGAAGTTCATAACATAAGAATTGATAAAGAAACTTCTAATAAAAATATTACAAAAAATTTAATGCTATTAGTATCTGTTGTGAGTGGAATTAGATTATTATTATTATCTGCAACTCCAATGTTTAATAATTATTCAGAAATTATTTGGTTATTAAATTTAATGAATTCTAATGATAAACGTAGTATAATTCATGTAAGTGATGTATTCAATAAGAATGGAACTTTTAAAACAGATAAATTAGGAAATGAAATTGGAAAGGAATTATTAATTCGAAAAGCAACTGGTTACATTTCATATGTCAGAGGTGAAAATCCATATAGTTTTCCATTTCGTGTATATCCAAATACTTTTGCTAAAGATAATACATTTTTAAGTCCCAAATCATATCCCAAATATCAATTTAATGGAAAAAAAATATCTGAAGCAACTAAAATACAAAAATTATGTTTACATTTAACTCAAATTGGTGAATATCAAGAATATGGTTATAAATATATAATTGATAATTTAAGAAGTAAAAAAAGTAAACAAAAAAAAGGGTTTGAACAATTAAAGGCATTTGGATATTCTGATTTGCAATCACCAATTGAAGCATTAAATATTGTTTATCCTTATGAAGGATTGGAACAATTAGCTAGCAAAATAGAAAATGTTGAATATATTGATGAAGAAGAAGACATCGATGATGCTGAAAATATTGGAGTTATAGTTGGAGGCGCGTTAGATGAAATTGAAAGTTTGGAAGATGCAAGTAGTGAAAGTTTGGAAGATGCAAGTAGTGAAAGTTTGGAAGATGCAAGTAGTGAAAGTTTGGAAGATGAAATTGAAAGTTTGGAAGATGAAAAAGAAGAAGAATATTCATTTAAAAAATCTACACCAAAAAGTGTCGTTATGCCATCTACTTCTAAATTATTATATAAAATAGACCCAAAAGAACTTGTTGGAAAACAAGGTCTTAAACGTGTCATGAAATATGAAGATACAAATAAACCAATGTTTAAAGGAAATTTTAATTATAAAAAAGGATATGAAAGAATATTTCAGCCTGACAAGATTGGAAAATATAGTTCTAAAATTCAATCAATATGTAACAGCATTTATGACTCAAAATCGAATACTGTATCTGATGGAATTATACTTATATATTCTAATTACATTGATGGTGGATTAGTTCCAATGGCATTGGCTCTTGAAGAAATGGGGTTTACTCGATTTAAGAGTAATTCATTATTTGAAAAAGCGCCAACTTCTCCAATTGATGTTAGAACGATGAATCCGCCAACTAATAAAACTAATTTTAGACCAGCAAAATATACGATGATAACCGGTGATGTCAAACTATCAAAAGATAATGATTCTGATATAAAATATGTAACTGCCGATGAAAATATCATGGGAGAAAATGTTAAAGTTGTGTTGCTTTCACAAGCTGGTTCAGAAGGATTAGATTTTAAAGGAATTAGACAAGTTCATATAATGGATCCTTGGTATAATATAAATCGTTTGGAACAAATAATTGGGCGAGGTGTAAGAAATGGTTCTCACAAATTGCTACCATTTGAAGAAAGAAATGTGATGATATATTTACATGGAACACTCATGGGATTTAATCCTGAAGAAGAATCAGCAGATTTATATATTTATCGTTCAAGTGAACTTAAAGCAATTAAAACTGGAAAGATAACAAGATTATTAAAAGAAACTTCAGTGGATTGTTTAATAAATTATGAACAGTCATTGCTCACGAATAAAAATTTAAACCAAATTGAAGCAAATCGTAATATAACTCAAAAATTATCTACCAATCAAATTATTAATAATTTTCAAGTAGGAGATGTTGATGATAGTGTTACATGCGATTTTATGACTTGTGAATATAAATGTATTCCACAAAAAGATATTTTAGAAAGTGATATTTCAATAGATACTTATAATGAAACTTTTATCAAGTCGAATTCTGATAAAATTATGAATAGAATAAAACAACTAATAAAAGAAAGGTTTTTTTATATTCAAAAAGAATTTATTAAACGAATTAATTTTTCAAAAAAATATCCAATTGAACAAATTAATTCAGCAATAACACAAATGATTGAAGACCCAACAGAATTTATATTAGATAAGTATGGACGAACTGGGCATTTAATTAATTTAGGACAATATTATTTATTTCAACCAAGTGAAATAGATTATCCTAATATATCAATTTATGAAAGAAGTGTTCCTGTAAATTTTAAACATGACAACGTGAGCTTTGAAATAAAAAATAAACCATTGCATAATGTAAATGATAAACGTGGAATATATAAAAATCCCAAAGAATTTGAAGGATTTGAAGAAACAAAAGGACCTGAAGGACCTGAAGGACCTGAAGGTTTAAAAAAATCGAAATATAAGGAAGATCAAATAAAGAAGAGCATCATGTATGATAAATCTAGCATTTTAAAACAATATTATAAAATATATAAAATTCGTACAAGTGTAAATGAAATTAATCAAAAAATTGCAACACAAGATGATTTAGATTATAATTATATATTTAAATATATGATAAATGATGATACAATTATAAAAAATCCGAATAAAAGTGATAGACAAAATATTATATCTGAATTAATTTCTCATAAATTATTTGACATGTTAACTTTAGAAAATAAAATAGATGTCATGAATGCTTTAGAAATTGATATGATGGACACCGATTTAGAATATGTTTTTTTCATAAATTCATTGAAAGAACATTTAAGCAGTAAAATTATTAATGAAAAAGGAATTATTGGAATATTTTTTTCTATTGGAAAAAATAAAAATAAAGATTTGAAGTATTTTGTAAAAAATAATGATAATATTTGGATTGAAGCTTTACCACAAGATAGAAATATAATTATTAATTCAAAATTATATAAATCTATGAATATATCAAGTTATAAATTATCAGAATATTTAGGATTTATTGGAATACAAAATAAAAAAGAAGATTCTTATATATTTAAACTTAAAAAAAATAATACAGGAATAGGAAAAAATAAAGTTAGCAAAGGATTTACTTGTAGTACTCATAGCAAAGAAAAATTATTAGATAATATAGTTTCTAAATTTAATGTAAATTCAGATGGAACCCCAAAGATACAAACTTCAAATAAACGAAAATTTCAACCAAAAGATTTATGCATTTTAACAGAATTAACTTATAGATACTATCAAAAAATAAATTATGATGAAATATTATGGTTTGTATCAACCGAATTTTCTACAGTCAACAATTTTGAAGAAAAAGATAAATAAAAATATTAAATAAAATGTTGAAGAAAAGTTGAATAAAAATATTAAATAAAATATTAAATAAAATGTTGAAGAAAAGTTGAATAAAAATATTAAATAAAATGTTGAAGAAAAGTTGAATGAAAATATTAAATAAAATGTTGAAGAAAAGTTGAATGAAAATATTAAATAAAATGTTGAAGAAAAGTTGAATGAAAATATTAAATAAAATGTTGAAGAAAAGTTGAATGAAAATATTAAATAAAATGTTGAAGAAAAGTTGAATGAAAATATTAAATAAAATGT